TGCGGAAAACCAGCCCGCAGAAACCGGCGAAGAGGTCAACTATGCGTTCCAGTTTGCCGAGGGTCTAGAGGTTGATCCGACCTCGCTTGATGACCTGAAGACCCTGGCCAAAGACCTCAAGTTGCCAATGGACCAGGCGCAGAAGATCGCTGATCTCGGAGCCAAGCAAGCCCAGCGATGGGCCGAGGCGCAAGAGCAGGCGATCAAAGACGCCACAGCCCAGTGGATCGAGCAGGTGAAGGCGGACAAGGAAATCGGCGGCGAGGCCAATCTCGCTGTCGCCAAGACCGCTCTGAGCCAGTTTGGCACCCCTGAGTTGACAGCGCTGCTTAACGAAAGCCGGCTAGGAAATCACCCGGAAGTCATCCGGTTTTTCCTCAAGGTCGGCAAAGCAATCGGTGACGACGCTGTGATCCCCGGTTCCCGCACGACCAATCGTGCGGCTGATCCGGCCCGGCGTATGTATGACAATAGCAACCTCGCATAAGGATTAAGCCCCATGGCAACCCTCTCTACCATTCACCCCACGCTGATGGACGTGGCCAAGCGCCTCGATCCTGACGGCAAGATCGACACCATCGTCGAAATCCTGGCCGAGACCAACGAGATCCTCGAGGACATGGTCTGGATGGAAGGCAACCTTCCGACCGGCCACCGCACTACGATCCGCTCCGGCCTGCCGGCCCCGACGTGGCGCAAGCTCTATGGCGGCGTCCAGCCGACCAAGAGCCGCACCGTGCAGGTCACGGACACCTGCGGCATGCTTGAGGCGTATGCCGAAGTGGACAAGGCTTTGGCTGACCTCAACGGCAACACGGCGGCTTTCCGTCTCAGCGAAGACCGCGCGCATATCGAGGGCATGAACCAGGAGTTTGCGTCCTCGCTGTTCTATGCGTCGGAAGCCACCGCGCCTGAGGAAATCACGGGCTTCGCCCCGCGCTTCAACCTCTCGACGGCGGAAAACGGGGAGAACGTCATCCGCCAGGGCAATGCTCAGCCTGACGGCAATGACAATGCCTCGATCTGGCTCATCTGCTGGGGCGAGAACACTTGCCACGGCATCTACCCCAAAGCGTCTGTCGGCGGCTTGCAGATGGCCGACAAGGGCCAGGTGACCATCGAGAATATCGACGGCTCTGGCGGGCGCATGGAGGCCTACCGCACCCACTATCGTTGGGATTGCGGCCTGTCCGTGCGTGACTGGCGGTACGTCGTCCGCATCCAATACAACAGCGAAGATCTCGTTGGCGATGCGGCGTCCGGCCCAGACCTTCTGGACCTCATGACGCAAGCGCTTGACGTGCCTCCGTCGCTTACCCTGGGCCGTCCGGCGTTCTACATGAACCGCCGCGCTCGTTCCTTCCTGCGTCGCCAGATGCTCGAGAAGGTAGCGGGCTCGACCCTCACGATGGAACAGATCGGCGGCAAGCTTGTGCTGGCCTTCGCTGGCATTCCCGTGCGTCGCTGCGACGCCCTCCTCAACACCGAAGCCGGCGTGGCCTAATAGCAGCCGCTTAGGAGATACGACAATGATTATGGACGAGAGACTTGAATTTGCTGACAATGTGTCGGTGGCGGCCACGGCTGGCACTGCTTTGATCGGCGACGTGATCGACCTCGGCTCGACCACCTCGGATATCGGCAATGGTGAGCCGTTGTTTCTGGTGATCAAGACCGGCGCGACCGAGATCATCACTGGCGGTTCTGCCGGCACGATTCGTTTTCAGCTTGTTTCTGACGCTGCTGCGGCGATCGCCACGGACGGAACCGCCACGGTGCATTTCGACACCGGCACGATTGTCACGGACGACGCTGCGGCAAACAGCGCTCTCCTGAACGCTGGCGCTACGATCGCCATGGTGGCTTTGCCGCTTGGCACATACGAGCGCTATCTCGGCGTCTTGTGCGTCACGGCTACCACGACGACCACGGCGGGCACGATCGACGCTTTCTTGACCAAGGATCCGTCGAAGTGGCTGGCGTTGCCTAATGCGCCTGGCGCAAGCATTGGCATTTAACGGAGGCTGACCAATGAAAACCGTGCGAGCAACCGCGCTTGGATACCACAACGGCTCACGGGTGCGGCCTGGCACGGTCTTTCAGGTCGCTAACGAAGCTCGGGCTAGCTGGTGGGAGGAGGTCACATCGCCCGCCCCGCCGGCGCCCGAGCCTCGTAAGACCCTGAAGCTCCCCGTTGAGCCAAAGACGACTGAACTGCTCTAACCTAGCGGGAGGCTTCGGCCTCCCGTCACCCTTTGAGGCGCGACATGGCCAGCGTGATCGATATCTGCAATCTCGCCCTGAGCCATATTGGCGACCGCGCCAATATCACGTCGATTGATCCGCCAGAGGGGTCAGTGCAGGCCGAGCATTGCGCCCGCTTTTACCCCATTGCGCGCGACACGCTCTTGCGCATGCACCCTTGGACCTTTGCCGTGAAGCGTGTGCAGCTTGCCAGCGCGGCCTTGATCGTCCCTGCGGCGCACCCTTGGCAATATAGCTACGCTGCTCCCGGCGATCTTCTGACGATCCTCGGAATTTATTCCGGCGCGCGGCAATTCGACGAAAACGCTGATGAGTACGAGTACGAGATCGGCAACGACACCAACAACACCCGCGTGATTTACACTAGCTGCGACGCGGCGAGCATGCGCTACGTCTCGCTGGTGACTGACAGCACGCGTTTCCCACCGCTCTTTACCCAGGCCGTGAGCTGGATGCTGGCGAGCCATCTGGCAGGCCCGATCATCAAGGGTGAGCCTGGGGTCAAAACCGCCCAGGCTGCGCTACAGACGGGCATGAGCTATGCCCGCCAAGCCATGGCGCAGGACGCGAACGAGCGCCGTCGCAACAGTGTGCGCAACGACACCCGCCACACCGCCCCATGGCTGTCCAATCGGGCGCTGATTTGGCCCTACAATGACGAGCCTTATCAGCCATGACCAAAGTCTACACGCGCTCGTTCAACGGCGGCATTGTCAGCCCGGAAATGTTCGGGCGCATCGATGACGTCAAGACCAACACCGGCTTGGCGGTGTGTCGTAATTTCTATGTCCTGCCCCAGGGGCCGGTGGCCAATCGGCCCGGCACGCAGTTTGTGCGCGAGGTTAAAACGAGCGCCAAAACGACGCGTATGCTTCCGTTTCGCTACAGTGCGACGCAGACGGTGGCTATCGAAGCGGGCGAGGCGTATTTTCGATTTCACACCTTCGGCGCGACCCTGCTGACTCCGACGACTGGCGTCAGCGCGTGGGCAATCGCCACGGCCTACACCCCCGGCGATCTTGTCACCGCAGGCGGCAAGACATGGTATGCGGTCGCGGGCAGCACCGGATCAGACCCTACCGTGGCGGCTAACCAGTACGGCGCAACGCCGGTCATCTCAGCGACTTGGGTGCAGACTGCTGGCCCCGTCAGCACACCGCCGGCAGGCTACACCAATGGTGGCACGGTCCTGCCGACCCAGGCCACGATCGGCGCGCAGATCTATATCAGTGAGATTACCTACACTTATCCGCCCTTTGGCGGCTTCAACGGTGGCGGCGAGTATTGGTACCTCGAGCTGGAGCCGATTGAGACCGTGGTCTATTACGGCTACACCGGCACCGCTGTCACGGCCCCGACCGGCCAGTGGTACGAGATGGGGACGGTGTATCAAATCCCGTCGCCCTATGCCGAGGCCGACCTGTTCGACCTGCATTATGTGCAGTCTGGGGATGTGATCACGATCACGCACCCCAACTACGCGCCGCGCGAGCTGCGCCGTTTGGGCGCGACGAAGTATGTCCTAAACACGATTACCTTCGGCTCGACGCTTGCCGCGCCGACGATCGCCAGCGTGACCCCAACGCTAGGATCATCACCATCGTTGGCCCAGACCTATAGCTATGTGGCCACGCGCGTCGCTGACGACCAGCTTGACGAGAGCAACCCGTCTGCGCCAGTGACCGCCAGCAACCAGCTATTTGACACTGGCGCGCTCAACACGATCAACTTCGCGACCAGCGCCCGCCGCAATGTTTACCGCGAGAGCGGTGGCATCTACGGCTTTATCGGCCAATCCACCGGCACGACCCTGGTGGACGACAACATTGCGCCCGATACCTCTCGCGCCCCGCCGCTTAACCAAAACCCGTTCGCCTCCGACTTCCCCGGCGCAGTCTGCTACTACGAGCAGCGCCGCGTCTTTGCCGGCACGCCTAACCTGCCGCAGACCTTCTGGATGACCAAAGCCGGGACCGAGAGTAATCTGGATTACTCTATCCCCGTGCGTGATGATGACGCGATCTCGGTCAAGATCGCCGCGCGCGAGGCCAACAGCATCCAGCATGCGGTGGTGATCGGTGACTTGCTCCTGCTGACCGAGAGCGCAGAGTGGCGCGTGGGCAGCTCAGGCGATCTCCTTGCGCCGACCACGATCACCGTGCGCCCGCAGTCGTATATCGGCGCGTCCCATGTGCAGCCTGTCACTGCCAACACGGTGGCGATCTATGCCGCCGCGCGGGGCGGGCATGTGCGCGCGATCGGCTTCGACAACGATATCCAGAGCTACATCTCTATCGATCTCAGCCTGCGCGCCGCGCACCTGTTTGACTACAAGA